ATGGATACTATTCAAATTACTGTAAATTTTACTTTTGACAATCTTTTTAGCGTATTAAGTGAACGAGCTTGCGACACATTGAGAGTTATTGCGAGTCATCATAAAACTAACGAATTTATGGCACTAGCTCACGAGGTAGGCTATAGAGAAACGACTAAAGAAGAATATAAAAGTATTCTGAGAAATAACTGCACACTAAACGAGCAAGCGGAAGCACTAACACGCATCTTGACTCTATCAGATTTTGAAGCATTTCTATTACAAGAAGAAACAGAAATCTACTATTTCTTAGGTATTCCATTAGATGAAGATGGCGAACCATTAGAAGCATAAGGAGATATAACAATGATGACACTAACAGGGACATTTACATTTGACGATTTAGTAAACATGGCTTCTAATGAAGTACTAGAAAAATTATTAGAAATCAGAACAAGAGGTTTAGAAGATGAGTTCGAGATTGAAGCGGATATTATAGGCGACTGGGACGAAATTCATAGTATGCTTGCTGGTATGACTGTAGACGAATTTCTAAACATCGAAGAAGAAGAAGAGGACGAAGAAGAATGATATTGCTATCAATTATTGTTGGTGGTATAACCCTTTGGGCTCACATTTGCCTACAAATGGACGACTAATTTTTTTAGTAGCAATGTTAGACATTTTGTTATACAATAGCCCCTTTGCAGGGGCGAAAGGATTAACACCATGAGCACACATGAAAACCTAATAACAACATATGAAAAGTACATGATCGAAGCCGATGAAATGATAAAGGACGCATACGCTACAAAGATAAAGCCTGAGTATGAAGCAGTAGACATTCTAAGGGGTAAACTCTTAGCAATCAGAGATATAACTTCAAACGAGTTCATAGGCAAGAAAGCCAAAGAGAAAGCCGACGAATTGGCTTATATGGTAACTGACCTATAAGAAAGGAATTAAAACCAGATGACAAAAAAGGAACTAGAAGCACAGTGCAGGCAATTCCAGATAACAGGCAGGCAACTAGCGAACACCCTACAACAAATAAAGGCAAGCATAAAGCGTATTGAAGAGGAAGCCAAAAAGAATGATGGAGAGTTGTCGCCTACTGAAGCAATGCGACACGAAACACTACAGAACCTCTATACAAAGACATGCGACGACGTAGCAGGGACATTTATTATGTTCCCTTAAGAATTTCAACTGAATAGACCTATTGAAACCTCGATTTGTCGATAGGTCTATTTTTTATACCCATTTTTAGGCTCAAGGGTGGGCAAGAGATATAAGGCGGTAAGCCTACAGCCGACCACTGGAAAGGACAAGACATATGAATACGAACACAATAGAGCAACAAATAGAACTTGAAAAGCACTACACTAGCCTAGCTCAAGAGTCATTTAAGAAACGACTAGAAGAGTCAAGAAACCGAGGCAACATCACAAGCCAACCATTAGGCTCAGGCTTGAAGAAGTTATTTGTCGAACCGTTTGCACTAAATATAGAGGCATGGATCGTGGATAACACCAAGCCACGCCGAGGAGTGGGCAAGAAGTATAGGGAGCTTCTAAAAGCAATGCTTGAAGCATTCGGAAAAGAAGCCCTAGTGCTCAATATCTGTGCAACAGCACTGGAGAGGGCACTTAATGAAGCCCTAGCGACTCATTACAAAGCTAGTGTATCAAGCTGTGCATATCAAATAGGGGACAATCTCTATTACAATGCACAAACTGAAGCATTCCTAAAGCAAGATAAGACAGGAACGCAAGTTAATCGGATACAAGATGGCTTAGACAAAAGAACCTTAATGTATCAAAAGACAAGACATATCAAGACAATAATGAAAAAGAATAATTTTGAATGGGTGAAGTATAAAAAAGAAGAGGTAGTGAATATGGGGCTTGATATTCTATATATTCTCATCAAGTCAACAGACCTACTCACCACTAGCGACGCTAACGACAGCGTTAAGCTACTTCAACCAACTCAAAAACTACTAGAGACATACAGATATAACGCAGAGTTTATCAGTCAGTTTGTTACCGATAGAACACCGACAATTATCAAACCTAAGCCGTGGACAGACTTAAACAATGGAGGCTACTACGGAGTCATGGCGGACAGACTGCACTTTATGCGGATCAGCCATATTGTCGGTAAAACAAAAGTAGTCAAGAGCTACCTTAAGAAGATACAAGACGTAGACTTGAGCAAGATATATGGTGCAGTCAATCGAATTCAAGAGACACCTTATCGTATCAATGACAAAATGTATGAAGTCATTGAGGCACTAATCGAGCAAGGTGGTGGAATTGCTGACATTCCACGAATGGAGCCTTATGAAGAACCTAAGCAAGGCTTCAAGGAACCGAGAAAGGAATTCGGTAAACGCTACCATGAATGGCTAGAGGTAGAGCTACCAAGACGTAGCAAGGCTATTAGAGCCCTAAGACTCTTCAGATATGCTAAGGAATTCAAGAGCTACGACACTATCTACTTCCCTTGCAATATTGACTTCAGAGGTCGTATCTATCCAGTCCCTCTATTCAATCATCAAGGGGACGACTTCATGAAGTCCCTAATCATCTACAGCAACCCTGTAGCACTCAAGGATAGCCAAAATATAGAGCTCCTGTACTGGCAAGGGGCTAACCTATGGGGGAACGACAAAGTATCCCATGCGGAACAAGTGGAATGGGTGAGAGCTCACCACTCTAATATTGTCGACTCAGCAAAGAACCCTTTGGACTACCTATGGTGGACTGAAGCAGATGAACCATTACAGTTCTTAGCGTGGTGTATGGAATACGTCGAGAGTCTCAAGTACTACGAAGAGAACAAGACATATGAAGGCTATAGTTGCCCTCTAGTAATTGCATATGATGGCACTTGCTCAGGCTTGCAACACTACAGTGCTATGCTTCGTGATGAAGTAGGTGGATCCGCAGTAAACCTTATAGACCATGAGAGACCAGCAGATATCTACCAACAGGTAGCAGATAAGGTACTCAAGATTGTCGAAAGAGACGCTAGAGAAGGTACTTTAGATGAAGTCGAAAAGGAAGAAGTTGGTGGTGGACAAAGGGTACACTTTGGTACACGCTCAATGGCTCAAGCATGGTTAGCTAATGGAGTAACACGCAAGGTAGTCAAGAGAAACGTAATGACACTGGCTTATGGTAGTGGTCGTTATGGCTTCGAGGAACAGATCCTTGAGGATACCTGCAAAGGCAACCCACACTTCAAGAGATTTGAAAAGCCTTGTGCAAAATACATGGCTAAACTGGTATGGCAAGAGGTACAAACAACAGTAACATCAGCAACTGAGGGTATGAAGTATCTTAAAGCACTAGCTAAAGTACTCACTAAGCACGGACTACCAGTCAACTGGTGGACACCTTTAGGACTACCAGTGCAACAGCAGTATCTAAAGTTAGTAAAGAAAAGCTTCAGAACACGCTTCGGAGATATGGTGAGCTGGAGAGGATACTATCAAGACGTAGCTGACGATGAGTCTTTAGACCTCAATGGACAGAAGAATGGTATAGCACCTAATTTTATTCACAGCTTAGACTCTACACATCTCATGATGGTAGTAAACGAAGCTGGTTTGTCTAACTATACGACAATTCATGACAGCTTTGGTACATCACTAGGAGAAGCTAGAAGGCTACAAGTAGTTATCCGTGAGCAATTATATAACTTGTATACAGAGCACTCACCTATTGAGGAATTTAAAAAGTATGTAGAGGAAATGACAAGCGAAGACTTGTCGGACATTCCTGAGCCACCTAAAGGGACTCTAAACCTAGAGAAGATCTTAACGAGTACGTTTATATTTCACTAAGTTTTCTAATGTATCCACGATATAGAGAGAAGCAAATTCCAAAACAATGCTTTTCTCTTTGCGTGGCACTAGAGTTAATTGAAAGGAGCCTATATGGAATATGAATTAATTACAGCACTTATCTTAACACAAGCAATTACTGCAATCGTTGTAGTACTAGCAGTCTCACAGGCACTCTTAATAGTGATTAGAGTGATACTCAACATCATTAAAAACGCTAACGATTGAAAACACTAAAGGAGAAACTAAAGCTATGAAAGTAAAGATTGACATGAGAACACTCACAGTAGTGAGCGTAGAACTTGACGACACAAATGTAGTAGACAAAGGAGTCTTAATGAATATCGAGACGACAACTGGACGTATTTTACCAGTCGTTATTACAGAAACACTATTAAATGAGGAGGTAGACTACTAATGTTTGAGACCAGATCAATATATAAACCCTTAGTAAAATTATGTAAAGAACTTGTCAATGAAAAGAAAGCACTTATAGAAGAAAACGAAGGGCTTAAAGAAACACTTAGATGTATTAGACAGGACAATCAAGAGCTAAGAGAAAAACTCTTTAGTAAAACAAAAGATGAAAAGTTAGACGCACTTGAGAAGCGTGTAGAATATCTTGAAGATCGCTTATCACCTGTAGAGTTAGGTGTTAAAAAGGATGAAGAAAAGCTAGAGATAGGCAAGTGGTATGACGCTAGAACTTTTGATGAAGCAACGCTCAAGAAATTACTGCCAGTTGGCACTTTTGTGAGTGTATTAACTGACTGTCATGAAGATGAAAAAAGAGAACTACCAAAAGTAGACGAATGTTTCAAAGTAAATGCAATCGTAACATCAGTAGAAGGTGAAACAACTGGGTGGGAAAGAGAAGAAACAGCTGTTTATGTAGACAAGTATAAAATAGTACCTAATTACTGGTTTAAAATTCTAAAGGAGTACTAATGGCAAAACATTATAGAGCACAACAAGTGCACTACAGAAAACTACAATTATTATTCTTAATTCAAACATATTTAACAGGAAATTGGAGATAACATCATGAACACAAACAGCAAACATTACGAAGAACTAAACATTCAACCTTGGGAAATCATGGAAGCAAACTTCAGTAAAGAAGAATTCATTGCATACCTTAAAGGTAACATTATCAAATATACATTACGTTCCAAAGGTCAGGACTTGTCGGACGCAGAGAAAATCAAGCACTATGCAGAGAAACTCATTGAAGTCCAAAAGGGACGTCCAGTATTAGTAGCGGAAAAACCTGAAGAGGTAGCTGAAGCACCGCTTGTAGAGAGCGAAAAGACATATACATATAACATTGGTGATCGTGTATTAGTTAAACCTAATATTGAACGCACAAGAATGAAGGGTACTATTATCCGACTACCTAAAAAAGGCTTAAGAGACATTGACAGAGATAATTATATTGTAGAACTGGACGAAGAATATCAAGGCTGGACAGCTGATGTAAAAGATCAGGCAGTCGAAAGCGATAATGCATGGTATGCAGATGATAGCGAATTAGAATTACTTAAAGAAGAACCAAAGACAACCTTAGAACCAAACAAATGGTATGACGCTGAGGACTTTACTGTAGAAGAACTTGAAGAACTGCTACCAGTAGGGACTACAGTAACAGTAATAAAAGAGCACGACAATGATCGTAAAGTAAAACTTGAAGATGAACGACTTCTAAGCACTACAGTTAATAACATTGGTAAGCGATGCTTTTCAGATGATGTACGAGTAGGAATAACTGGAGACTGCTACTGGAGACGTTACTTTAAAATCGTAGAGGAGTAAAAACAAATGGAACCAATCATCAATCCGTGGGTAATCTATATACTACCTTTAGTAAATGTTTTTATTCACGTAATGACAGCAGTCGCACTACTTACGTTCGCACTACTTTTAATTATATATACTGACAATGCTTTTAGAGCTGATAGAGGAACTAAAGTAACTAAAGTAATCGGATCAGTATTTATCATCAGTACACTATTAGCAATCTTAACACCAAGTAAGAATACACTAATTGCTATGTATATTGCTAACCATGCGACACCTGAAAACATTCTAATGTTAATCAATACATTCATTAAATAGGAGATCAAAAATGGAAGAGACACAAGTAATTGAGAACAAACCTAAACGTAAAGAACTAATGGCACAAATTGAAAAACTAAAGAGTGAGTTAAGTAGTGCTAAATGGAACCGAGAGTATGCTGAAAGAAAACAAAAGGAAGCAGAAACTAAAGTCAAGGAACTACAAGCATACATTAAAGGGCTAAAAGGTGAGGACTTGAAAGACGAAGAGGATAAATAATGGCACGCACAAGCACTAAGAAAACACAAGAAGAAACAATCGAAATTAATAATGAGCAAGTGCTCATCGAACTGATTAATGACAACGCAGTAATTCCTGAAGCTAAAACTAAAGGAGCTGGCTGTATGGACATTACACTACCTGAGGACGTTCGAGTACCACCAACAACAGTACAAGCACAAGCTACAGTGGTACCACTAGGCTTCAAGGTAGTAGTTCCTAAAGGACATACAATGCGTATCCAATTGAGATCCAGTGTAGGACGAGACTATCCTATTGCACTGGCGAACACTGAAGGTATTATTGATGAGGACTTCAGAGGTGAAGTAGTAATCATGTTACGAAACTTCAGTAAAAACATTGTATTCCTTGAGCAGGGACAACGAATTGCTCAGTGCTGGCTTGAGAAAACATTACCAATGACTTTTGTCGAAGGTGAAGTAATCGAGGACACTGAACGAGGGACTGAAAGTGGTAGTACTGGTAAGTAACTAAATAAAATCTAAGAGCACTCTTAATGGGTGCTCTTTTTTTTGTCGACTAAAGGAGAAACGAATGGCAAAAACAAAAACAAAACTAGGTAAAGAAATGAAGTTGAATGGTACAGCAGTATGGGCTCATACTGACAGCCCTGAGACCTACGAAGGTAACGAGATTGGCTACTCTATCATGGTGCGTTTAGAAAACGACGAGAAAACTGAAGCACTCAAGAACGCACTTGAAGAAATCTTTAATGAAGCTGAAGAACAGCTAGACAAAAAAGTTAATCGCAAAGTACCTATGAACTTGTCTGTAAAAGAAGATAAGGACTTAGGCGAATGCTTCAAGGCTAAGACTAAACATGAATTCAAAGACAAAACTACAGGTCAATTAGTACGTCGTAAGTTAGCAGTATTCGACAAATATGGTGAACCACTACCAGCTGGCACTAAGATTGGTAATGGATCTAAGGTACAAGTAGCAGTAACAGCAGAGCCTTATGTAATGAATGCTAAGACCTATGGTGTAACTTTGCGACTCAATGCGGTACTTGTTAAAGACCTTAAGGAATACACAGGCGGTGGCAGTGCAGAAAACTACGGTTTCGACATTGAAGCTAAAGGCGAACCTGACGAAACTGACGATGTAGAATGGTAAGCCTATGGCTAAAGGCTGGAGTTTTAGTCGACTAGGTGGCTTTAAGAAACGAGCAGACAAATCGACAAGAAGCAACTTTGAGAGCCAAGTGAAGAAGAACCTTGAGAAAGCAAAAGTCCCTTTTGAGTACGAGACAATGAAAGTGCCCTATACAACTGAGCACTTCTATAAGCCTGACTTTATTTTGTCGAATGGAATTATTGTCGAAGCCAAAGGGCTTTTTCTTCCTGAGGACAGAAGTAAGCACTTGACAATTAAGAAGCAACACCCTGAGTTAGACATAAGATTTTTATTTATGAAAGACCAATACATAAGCACTAAGACAAAAGCTAACAAGTACAGCGACTGGTGCAAAAAGAATGGCTTTCAATATCACATTGGTACAGTCATTCCTAAGAAATGGATAGAAGAGAAAGCGAGGTGAAACCAATCAAACAATACGGAAAACTAAAGGAACGTAAAGAGACGAAATATATTAAAGTAACTCAATATGCATTGAACGACACGAACCCTGAAGTAATTCTTCGGAACAGTCAAAAGGCAGGCTATCTGTTCTTCCCTCATCACTACTTAATCACTGCTGATGGGCAAGTCAATAAGTACCGACCTGAGGAAGCAGTAGCGTTCGGTGAGGTGGCTAACTATGAGACTACCATTAGTATTCTAAGCGACATCACTGAGGAAGCTCAAGCAAGTCTTGAAGTCGTACTCAATGCATTGAAAGAGCAATATAAAGGAGTTGAAATCGTTGAGTGAGACAAGAGAGGAGCTAAAAGAATATGAATGTATGATGGATAGAAAACATAAATATATTCTTGCTCATGTACGAAAAGTTAGCTTATATGAAATTGAATTGGAGAATGTATCAGAAAATGAAGCTATAGAAATTGCTCATGACATGGTTAAGAATAATGACATTAAAGCTGACGATGAAGAAATCATTATAGATGAAATGGAAATAGACTGATGAGCACTTCAGAAATCTTAAGAGCTCATCTTCCGTGCCCTGACTGTGGATCATCTGACGCATTAAGTGAGTACACTGACGGACACACCTATTGCTATTCCTGTAATGCACTGCATAATAGCGATGAAACACCGACAACTAAGTATGACGACTTCATTAGTGATATGACTTTAAAGCCACTTAAGAAAAGAGGTATAACCGAGAGTACTTGTCGTAAATACCAGTACTACTACACGACATACAAAGGTAAGCCTTGCCAAGTGGCTAATTACTTCGATGAAGGTGGAACACTTGTCGGACAAAAGCTTCGCTTCCAAGATAAGTCCTTTGCAACTAAAGGGAAAATCAGCAAGACATTCTTTGGACAACAACTGTACAACAATGGGCGACGACTCATCATTACTGAAGGAGAAATCGACTGCTTAACTGTAAGCCAACTACTAGGCAACCAAGAGCCAGTCGTAAGTATTCCATGCGGTGTACAGGGTGCTAAGAAAGTATTTGAAGCTAACCTTAAGTGGCTAGAGGGCTTCAATGAGGTAGTTGTAGTATTCGATAATGATGACGCAGGACGCAAAGGGGCTCAAGAGATAGAAGGCATTTTGTCGCCTGACAAGCTCCGTATAGCTGTTCTAAAGCAATACAAAGATCCTAATGAGTATTATATCAACGACAAAGGTAATGAGCTTTTAGAAGCCCTAGAGAACGCTAAAAGAGTAACACCTGAAAACATTATCAATGCTGACACATTACTTGAAGATCTATTAGAAGAACCTGAAGAAGTAACTGGCTACGGACTTCCGTGGAATGTTAAAGCCGACAAAATGATACGAGGGGTACGCAAAGGTGAAATCACAATGCTAACCGCTGGTACTGGTATAGGTAAATCTACAATGATCCGAGAGATAGGCTATGACTTAGTAATGAGACATGGGCTTAAGATAGGCTCAATGATGTTAGAGGAGAATGTCTTAAGAACTTCTAAAGGCTACATCGGTTTATATCTAAATAGACCTGTACATATCAGTCGTAAAGGTATATCTAACGAGAAATATACTGAAGCCTTTGGGAACACTTTAGGTACAGGAAAGTTCGTGATGTATAACCACTTTGGATCACTAGACAACTCAGCAATTCTGAAAGCTATTCGCTATATGGCAGTAACAGAGAAATGCGACTTTATCCTTATAGACCACATCAGTATAGCAGTAAGTGGTATTGAGAGTAACAATGAGCGAAAACTTATTGATATTCTTATGACACGCTTAAGACAGCTATGCGAGGAGCTAGGAGTAGGACTTATCTGTATTTGTCATCTGAAACGAGGAGATGGCAAGAAGAGTGCTGAAGAAGGCGGAAGTATCTCACTAGAGGACTTGCGAGGAAGCCAAGCGATAGCTCAGTTGTCGGACACAATTATAGCACTAGAACGCAATCAGCAAGCTGAGAACGACGTTAAGAAAAACCTAGTGCAAATGCGAGTATTAAAATGTCGACAAACAGGGGACACTGGTATTGGTGGAAAACTTTGGTTTAACAAAGAGAAAAACCGACTAGAAGTACCAAGTGCAGACCTGATGAACGACATAGAAAGTAATGACGAGGTACCTGAATTTTGAAACCTAATGAGAAATTCGTTGATTGGTTAGAAGATGAAGTGGCTAATGCTAAGAGTGAGATGAAAGAAGCATTGACACATTTAGACCATGACCGAGCTCAAATTAAATATGTAACACTTTTGAAAGCCTATAACAAAACTAAGGAGTTAGCACTATGAAAATTCCTGTAATGGGAAAAGGTGTAACACTAACAGAAATACCTAATGAAATTGCAGTATTCTTTGAGATTGGTAATTGTCTACAACACTGTGAAGGCTGTCATAGTCCTGAACTTTGGACTACTGAAGGAGCCCAGTGGCTGACTGTAGATGAACTAAAAGACTACATCAAGACACAACGAGGTATCACCGCAGTAGTATTCATGGGTGGTACGACAAACTATGAGATTGATCCTGAAGAATTCCTAAGAGAAATCGTAAAACCAATATCTAAAGAATATCCAGTAGGACTCTATCATGGCTGTATTGAATTCCCTTATAGTCGTGATAATTTAACATGGCTTAAGATTGGACGATACATCGAATGTCAAGGTGGCTTAGCAAGCCCTACGACAAACCAAAAAATGTTCTACAAGTTGCCTAATGGCGAATGGACTAATATTACTTCATTTTTCACAAAGGAGAATAATGGCTAAAAAACTATTAAACAAACTAACTGACGACCAAATTCAAACCAAAGTAAACTTTATCAGAAACTATATGGACTCCTTCAACACAGCTGACGGCTCTATTGTAGATCCTAACAGTAATGTCGATGGTAAGAACATTGGTATTCTTGAGAGTGAGCTTTACAAATTCGAGACAATTCAAATCAACCGAGCACTTGTCGAAGCTAAACTTATCGAAATGTTCGGTAGTGAGTACGCTCACCAGTACGAACAGGACATTAAGAACCATCTCATTTACATTCACGATGAGACTTCTTTACGACCATACTGTGCAAGTATCAATATGTTCCCTTATTTATTCGAGGGTACTAAACCTTTAGGCGGTACTTCCACTGCTCCTACAAATCTACAGTCATTCTGTGGTAGCTTCATTAACCTTGTCTATCAGGTAGCCAGTGGCTTCGCTGGTGCTATTGCTACAGTAGAATTCCTTATGTACTTCGATCACTTTGCACGTAAGTCTTATGGCGACAATTACCTTGAGACAAATGCTAAGGAAGTTGCTCAAGAGTTGCAAGGTGTAGTCTATGCAATCAATCAACCAGCTAGTGCACGAGGAAACCAAAGCGTCTTTTGGAATATCTCAGTATTCGATAAGTTTTACTTCGAGTCCGTCTTTGGTGAATTTACATTCCCTGATGGCGACAAAGCGAACTACCTAAGCATTTCTAAACTTCAAGACTTCTTTATGAACTGGTTTAGAGAAGAGCGAGAGAAAGAACTATTGACGTACCCAGTGCTCACCAGTGCAGTACTTGTCGACAAAGAAACAGGTAAACCTAAAGATGACGACTTTGCACATATGTTAGCTAAACACATGAGTAAAGGCTTATCCTTCTTTATATATCAAAGTGAAAGTGCTGATAGTCTAGCAAGTTGTTGTCGACTTCGGAACGAACTTGCAGATAATACTTTTAGCTACACTTTAGGTGCAGGTGGTGTATCTACAGGTAGTGTACAAGTTATCACTATTAATATGAATAGATTTATTCAACGACACAATAAGAGTGATTATACTTTCATTGATTTAATCAAGAGAGTACAAAAGTATCTGATGGCACATCGAGCAGTCATTGAGGACTACTTGAAGGCAGGCTTATTGCCAGCTTATACGGCAGGCTTTATTAGCTTAGACAAACAATTCTGTACTATTGGTATTAATGGCATGCTTGAAGGCATGGAATATCTTAAAGTAGATCCAGTAGAAGAACCTGAGAAGTACATCAAGACAGTGAGTGGCTTCCTTAACCAAATATACACGCTCAATAAAGAAGCATACAAGGACTATAAAGTACGCTTCAATACTGAATTCGTTCCAGCTGAGAACTTAGGTGTTAAGAATGCTAAATGGGACAAGGAAGATGGTATCACTTCTAAACGAGACTGCTACAACTCTTATTTCTATCCTGTAGAAAATGACGGCATGACTATCCTTGACCGACTAAAACTACATGGAAAAGAAATGGTTAGGTATCTTGATGGTGGTAGTGCTTGTCATCTAAACATTGCTCAATTATTGACTGAAGAGCAGGCATACAAATTACTTTGTCTAGCAGGCGAATATGGCTGTAACTATTGGACATTTAATTGTCTTGTAACCATTTGTGATAACTGTGGCTACATCAATGTTAATACTGAGGATCACTGTACGAAGTGCGGAGAGACAGAAAAGATTGACTATGGTACACGAGTTATTGGTTACTTACGGCGAGTTAGTAATTATTCTGAAGGTCGACGTAAAGAACACGCTTTACGAAACTATATGAAAAAATAAGGAAAGGAGCTATACACAATGGTTTTTAATATCTTATGTAAATTGGAAGCTCAAATTATCAAAGCACAGAAATGGGTAAGAGATCAAGAAAAGAAACAACTTGAGAAAATGCTTGAGGAGAACAAGAGAGAGATTGATGAACTAACCCAACAAAACATCTATCTCAAAGGTCTCTTGAAGAAATACTAATGTTAATCTTTGATATTGAAACAAACGGACTACTAGATACTGTAACTAAAGTACACTGTATGGTGATCTATGATACAGAAACAGAGGAGTTCTTTGAGTATCGTCCTACTGAGATTGAGCAAGGTGTACAGAAACTTCTACAAGCCGATAAAATCTGTGGACATAATGTTATAGCGTTCGATGTTCCGTGCCTAGAGAAGCTCTATGGAGTCTCATTTGAGCATGAAAAGGTAATTGACACGCTTATATTAGCACGACTTGTCTATTCCAATATGAAGGACGTTGACATCGGACTAATGAGAGCTGGTCGACTACCTAAGAAACTCTATGGACGCTACAGCTTAGAAGCCTTTGGGTACCGCTTAGGGGTACTAAAGGGTACATACAGCGAAGATAATGAAGGCGACGTATGGGCAGTCTTTAATGAAGATATGCTTGCCTACAATAAGCAGGACGTAGTAGTAACGACAAAACTATATGACAAACTTGTCGAGAAGGGCTTCACTGAGCACGCTTCAATGATTGAACATAAGGCTCAATGGTTAATGCAAAAGCAAGAGCGTAATGGCTTCCCATTCGACAAACAAAAAGCACTTATCCTTGAAGCAGAGCTAAGAGAAGAACTTGAGCGTATCACTAAAGACCTCACTCAGTATGTACCACCAATTCCTGATAGAGTCTTTATGCCGAAGAGGGACAATAAGAGACTAGGGTACAAAGCTGGAGTACCAGTGCAAAAGTACAAGGAATTTAAGATCAATTCACGAGACCAGCTTAAGTACATCTTAGGAGAGCACTTTGGATACCAATGGTTAGACTCAATGTTTGAAATCGAGACTGATGAGGACGGAGAGGAAACCAGTAGAAAGCTCAAGTTAGACGAAGAGAGCCTACAAGAAATCATTCATGATCCTAAAGCGAGTGATGAGGTTAAGCACATAGCTCAACTATACAGCACTGCATTTATGTTGTCGAAACGATTAGGGCAAATAGCAGATGGAGCTCAAGCATGGCTCAAGCTGTTAGGAGACGACAATAAAATTCACGGCAAGGTAAACCCTAATGGGGCAGTATCAGGACGAGCTACTCATAGTAACCCTAATGTAGCTCAAGTACCTGCTATTGACAAACCTTATGGCTATCAATGTCGAGAACTCTTTGGAGTACCTGAGGGTTGGTACCAAGCTGGTATTGACTGCTCAGGGTTAGAACTACGTTGCCTTGCACACTTTTTATCGCCTTTTGATGGCGGAGCATATACTCATGAGATACTCAATGGCGATATTCATACAGCTAACCAAATGAACGCAGGGCTTGAGACAAGAAACCAAGCTAAGACATTTATCTATGCGTTCCTCTATGGTGGTGGTAATGCTAAGATTGGTGAGATCGTAGGTGGAACTGAAGCTGACGGAAAGAAACTCAAGACGAAATTCCTAAAGAATACACCAGCAATCAAGAAGCTAACGAGTACCATTAAGGATACCTTAGCCCCTTATGATGTATCAGCACATTGTCGCAGATATAAACGTAAGTGGCTTAAAGGACTTGATGGGAGAAAACTTCATGTACGCTCACTGCACAGTGCATTAAATCTCTTATTGCAGTCAGCAGGTGCACTTATCTGTAAACGATGGATCACAAGGACTGAGGAAAGACTACAAGCACGAGGTTTAAAGCATTCATGGGACGGAGATTATTGTCTTATGGCATGGATACATGACGAAATGCAGGTTGCTTGTAGAACTCAAGAGATAGCACAAGTTGTCGTAGATGAAGCACAACTGGCAGTACGAGATGTACAAGAAGAATTTAACTTTAGAATTCAATTAGATACCGAAGGTAAAATCGGTAGGAACTGGGCGGAGTGCCACTAATGGAAATCACAAAAGAACTACAAGAAGTAATTGTAGTGGTACGAGTAGACCACTCACTAGAACACTTAATCAACGATTGGGATACAACATATTATTTACCTGAAGAGCTACAAGAGAAAAATAAAGAATTCTACAAAGTGCTAACTCAGTATAAAGAAATGATAAACCAATGGTTAGAAAAGAATTTAACAAAGGAGAATAATGGCGACCAAGAAGAAAACGAAATTACTCATTGACGCAGACATGATGATATATCTAGCGTTACAAAATGCTGAGACAGAACATGACTGGGGAGATGGGTTCTATACCTTGAGTGCCTTCTTCCCTGACGCTACTACATCATTTGACAGTCATCTTAAGGAGTTAGTGCGACTTGTATTAGAACACTGGAATGTCGAAGGTGAATATGAAATTCTAATGGCAATCACTGACCTTAAGCATAACTTTAGAAAAGACATAACACCTGAGTACAAAGCTAACAGAAAGTCTAAGCGTAGACCAATGATGTTCATTCGTATGCGTGAGTGGGTTATCGAGAACTTCAATGTACTCATGATTGACAATCTTGAAGCTGACGACTGTATCGGTATCCATGCTGATAAGGACTCTATTATGATTAGTGGCGACAAAGACTTCAGAAGTATTCCTTGTCGCTTCTATGACTTCATGCGTAACGAATTCTATGATACGACAAAAGAGGAAGCTCACTACTTCCATATGTATCAAACACTCATAGGTGATACAGCAGACAACTATAAGGGTTGCCCTAAGATTGGTGAAGTGCGAGCTAAGAGACTCCTTGATGAGGACTGCTCATGGGAAGCTGTAGTACGAGCTTATGTCGCCAATGGTAGTACTGAAGAAGAAGCACTAATGAATGCTAGATTGTCGTTTATCTTGCAAAAAGGTTATTACAATAAGAAAACAAAGAAGGTGAAATTATGGACACCATCATAAAAGAAGAACACTTAAGGAACCCTGAGCGAGACGCTACGGAATACATCAAAGCACTTAAGAAAGAAGCCAAAGGAAGTCCTCTAGTATCTCTAGGCAGTCAAGGAGCAATCTATAGTCATATCCTTGAGCAAAACCTTAAGGGACAAATTAGAGCGTGGTATGACGCTACAGGGAAACTTGTAGGGCTCCTAATGTTTGATGTAGGACGCATATGGTGGAGCGACAAGATAGTCATTATGGAAGAAACTGTATTCTGTTTAGACAAAAGCTATAGTGGTATTCAACGAGAAGCTACAAGAGAACTAGACAGAATTGCTAGGGGATACTCAGCAGAAATTATCGTTACAGGTAACATGATCTCTACAGGAGACACTGAAAGACTGGTAATGAATGGCTACAAGAAAGCTGGCTATACCCCAATTTGTACTGACATGATGAAGGTGGTGAAATATGAGTAAAATTGATAGACCATTACCAAGAGTTGATGAAATCATTATTGATGAAATTAAACAAGCCTTCTCAGTTTATTCTATTCTCAAGCGAGATGACTTAAATGCAGAGCAAAAGATAGCTTATATCACTGCTGTAGAGGAAATCACAAACTATTTAAACACATGTCGAGAAGCAAATGGACTCTAATGTATCCACGATATAGAGAACTTTAATGATTTAAACTATGAAAGGGGAAATACATGGGCACTATGTTAGCTCAGCTTGCAGTAGGCATGGTACTTAATAAAGTTGCTCAAAAGTGGGGCAGTAAAGCTAAAGCTGTACCACAAGTAACTGGTAAAGACCTTGTACCCTATACGCAAGCAGAAGCTCCTGAGACAGCTCAGTTAGGGGGCACCCAGCCTAACTATGTTAGACGTAATAGGGAAGCCTTAACAATCAAAAAGAATACAGATAGTTATAATCCTATGAACATGTAAAGAAAGGAGATATATGGGAGTATTCAAGAAACTCTTTGGTATTAAAGAGCCTGACATTCCTACACCTGCAACACCTGCACCTCAAGGATCCGATGAGACAGACCAAGAATATGTCGACACTAAAAGCGGTGGCTTGCGAAAACGTAAAACACGAGGTAAGAAAGACCTACAAATTCCAACCACAGGGCTCAACACAGGTGAGACACGAGGTAATGGGGTAAATGTCTAATGGCAGTAAAGAAAAAACGAAGTGGTAAACAGCCACAAGATCAAGGAGTCCCTGCTAAAGAACTGTACACAACGTTAGAAACCAAGAGGGAACCATATGTACAACGAGCGATAGCTTGTGCAAAACTAACGCTTCCTCATGTATTCCACGACAAAAATGATGATGGTAACAAGAAGTATAACACACCTTATCAGTCGATTGGAGCACGAGGAGTAAACAACTTAACATCTAAACTAACCCTTGCCCTATTCCCACCGAATGAGGGCTTTTTTAAATTGGGTTTGTCGACAGAAATGAAGCAACAACTACAGAGTGCTTCACCTGAAGCCTACGAGGAGAAAATCCAAGAAGTCGAGCAGGCACTCATGAGGATTGAGCAGTCATGCATGAGATTTATGGAAGAGAACCAAGTACGTATTACAGCTCAAGAAGCTAACCGACACTTAGTCATCACTGGTAATGGTGTAGTATTCCTACCGCCTGACAGAGATGGTACGAAGTTCTATGACTTAAACCATTATGTCGTACAGCGAGATGGTGTAGGGACAGTCGTAACGCTGATTACTAAAGATGTCCTATTGAAACGCACACTACCACCTGAAGCATATAACTTAGTCCCTGATAAGAAGGACGATGATGAAGTCGAAGTATATACCAAGTGCGACTTAGTAGAGGATAACTACGAGTGCTTCAGTGAAGTCGATGGTGTTCGTATAGCTGGGAGTGAACAGACATATCCAGTCGACAAATTCCCTTATATTGTCTTAAGAATGACAAAAGGGAGCAACGAGGACTATGGACGCTCAATCGTAGAGGAATACTTAGGCGACTTAACGAGCCTTGAGAAATTATCTAAAGCACTTGTAACGATGGCTTCTATTAGTGCACGTACATTATATCTAGTGAACCCTAATGGTATTACTAGACCTAAACTACTTCAAGACGCTCAAGAGGGCGACTTCGTAAGTGGACGAGTTGAGGACATTCAACCACTACAACTAAATAAATACCCTGATATGCAAACGACAAAAGCAACTGCTGACACTATTGAGCAACGCTTATCGTTTGCTTTTCTTTTGTCTAGCGTAGTCCAACGGAACGCTGAACGAGTAACCGCAGAAGAGATCAGGACAGTCGCAAGTGAGCTAGAAGATACCTTGAGCGGAGTCTACAGTATTTTAACTCAAGAGTTCCAGTTACCACTTGTACGACGTATCTTAGCAGTCCTAATGACACGAGGAGAAGTTGCACAGCTTCCTGATGGCTTCGTAGAGCCGACCATTACAACTGGTATGGAAGCACTAGGGAGAGGTCATGACTTCAATAAGTTTATGACATTCATGGGTATTGTCGGACAAATGCCTGACGCTATGGGCTACATGAAGCTGAACCAATGGCTCACAGCAATAGCGACAAGTCTAGGTATTGACACCACTGGACTCATTAAGACTGACGAAGAAATTCAACAAGAACAACAACAAGCTATGGAAGCACAACAAGAGCAAGCTGTAGTGGAGCAAGCTATGGCAGGAGCAATGAATGAAAGCGAGGTAACGTAATCTAATGGATATTTTAGTGAATTCTCAAGACAATCATCAGATTGTTACAGCAGAACCACAAGAGGTACAAACTGAAGGTCAATCTCAAGTAGAACAAACGACAACTACTGATCCTCAACAAGAGGTAACAACTACTGAGATTACAGCTACGACTGAGGTAGACCAACAGACAAATACAGTACAAGAAGAAGTAGCTAAACAAAATCAAGCTACACAAGCACTGCAAGAGGACTTAGCGAAACGTAATATCGACTTCAAAGCACTAGAGGACGAGTATAACGAAAAAGGTAATTTGTCGGACGCTTCGATGAAAGCATTAGCCGACGCTGGTTATCCCAAAGAAGTCGTTGACGCTTACTTAAGCGGTGTACAAGCTACTCAAGAGAAATTCTACAACACTGTAGTTGGCTTCGCAGGTAGTGAAGAAGAGTACCGACAAGTAGCACAATTCGTACAGTCTCAAGGTGAGAACGCAGTAGACAATTTCAACAATGCTATTGAAGGTGGAAACTTAGGTGTAATCAAGATGGTTATTGATGGTGTGAAAGCAAACATGAAGGCAGTTAATGGCACAACCAATCAGACTATCTTAGGTCAATCTACAGGTGGCACTACAGAGAACACAAATGCCTTCTTAACGAAGCAACAAATGGTAGAAGCTATCAGTGATCCACGCTACTCTACGGATCCTATCTACCGAAAACAAATTGAGACAAAAATTATGAATTCTAATTTCTAAAAGGAGAACAATTAATTAATGGCAGCATTGACAAACATTCAAAAACAAGGTGCAGTACAAAATACAGGCGACCAATTAGCCTTATTCCTTAAAGTATTTAGTGGTGAAGTTTTAACTGCATTTACACGAGCAACTCAAGTAATGGGTAACCATATGGTTAAAACTATTGATAGCGGTAAATCTACTTCCTTCCCAGTAATGGGTAGAGGTAAAGCTCACTACTTGCCAGCTGGTGCGAACCTTGATGACTTGCGTGAAGCAATTCCACACAACGAAGTAGTAATCAACATTGATGGTCTTTTGACTTCCGATGTATTGATTACCGACATCTATGAAGCAATGAACCACTATGACGTTCGTGGCGAATACGCTAAGCAACTTGGTGAAGCATTGGCTATCTCCGCAGATGGTGCAATGGTAGCTGAAATTGCAAAATTAGTTAAAGCTAACAAAGAGAACATCACTGGTTTAGGCAAAGGTGTAGTTATCGAGAAAACATTAGGTGCTGGTGGTGCTGGTATCAACTACGAGACTGGTAAGGCAGTAATCGAAGGTTTACTTGAAATGAAAGCTAAATGGACTGCTCAATATGTTCCTGCGTCTGAACGCTACGCATACATCACTCCTGAAGTAGAGTCCGCACTTATCGCTTCTAAAGACGCTATCAACCGAGACTTTGGTGCAGTAGCTTCCATCGTTGAAGGTAATATCGACAAACTTTGCGGTTTCAAAATCATTGCGGTACCTCACTTGAAAGATGGTGGTGCTGATAAGACAGGTATGTTAGGTACATCTCCTGAAGGTCATGTATTCCCTACAGAATACGCTAAGGCTCTTGCAGTGTGTGCACATCGTACAGCAGTAGCAACAGTCAAACTTAAAGACTTGCAATTAGAACACGCACGTCGTCCTGAATTGCAAGCTGATATGATTATTGCGAAGAACGCAGTAGGTCATGGCGGTTTACGTCCTGAAGCATGCGGTATTATCTTGGCAAAATAATCTTAAGTAACTCTAGGGGGGTAGTCTAATGGCTATCCCCTTTTTTGTCTAAAGGAGAACACATGATAATCACACCACTATCCAAACTGGACGCAGTGAATGAAATTATTGGGGCTATGGGCGAAGCTCCTGTAGACACTTTAGAAAACAGTGAGAATGTCGACACAATCAATGCAATCAGAATGTTAGAAGCTGAGATGAGGGCTATACAAGTGATGGGCTGGACGTTTAATACCATTGATCCATTCATCATGATACCTGACGAGAACTCTAAACATATCCTATGGGACGACTCAATCTTGTCTATTCAATTTGCAGACAATAGAGTCGTAAGGAAGCGTGATGAGTGGCTATTTGATGTAACTAACAATACAGACCGATTTGACGCACCACTGGAAGCTAAAGTTATTCAATATGTACCTTTTGAAGAAATGCCACAGGTATTCCGACAATATATTACTGTACGGACAGCTAATCATTTTGTCGCACGATACTTAGGAGATCCAACGATTATGCAGGAACTTCAAAAGGAAGAAGCTCAAGCATATATGCAGATGATGGAGAAGGAAATAACATTAGAACGCTCTAATATCATTCAGAACCCATCAGTACAAATATACATGAATAGGGGATAACATATGGCACTTGTACAGCAAACCATTAAGAACCTTATTGCAGGTATATCTCAACAACCACCTAAGTTGCGTCATGCAGAACAGCTAGAGGAGCAGATTAATGGCTTCTCTACAGAAGCAGGTGGTTTACAGAAGAGACCACCAACGCAACACATCAAGAAACTACCAGTACTTCCATTACAATCTAAAATACACATTATCAATCGAGATGACAACGAACGATACATTATAGCCTTCACTGGTACTGGTATTCGTATCTTTGACTTAAATGGCAATGAGAAAACAGTGAACATGGCTAATACATCAACTCAATATGTAACCTGTGATAAACCAAATGAACAGCTAAAGGCAATTACAGTAGCAGACCATACATTTATCGTTAATACTACTAAAGTTGCTCAAATAAATGAAAACCATAGATCTCCTAACATATGGGAGACACAAGGGGCTCTAGTCGTAATACGTCAAGGGCAGTATGGTAGAAAATATACAATACGTATTCAAGGACAAGAATATTCTTATGAGACTCCTAATGGTGGAGAAGCATGGCACTCTACTAAAATTGCTACAGACAATATCAGTGGTGAATTATTTAAGCTACTTGCAGGTGGCACTGTAAAAGTATTTAGAGATATGAATGAAGCTGAATTGAACTCATATGGTATTAAGAAAGAGCGTAGACAAACTGAGTCAAAAGATGGTGATAGATACTACTCACGGACTGTATACATCTATAAGGGGCGTGAGTATGGCGAAAGAGACACATTCGCTCCTGAAGGGGTACAAGGACTCAAAGTTATCAAAGGAACCAGCTGGCTACAACTTATAGGTAACTTAGATGACATTTCAGTATCTGATGGCTTCAATGGTGAAGCCATGAAACTATTCACCAATACGACACCTAAGTTTGAGCTATTGCCTTCCTCAGCTCCTCATGGCTACACAGTGCTAGTTAAAGGGGAACGATCCACAGATGATGACTACTATGTACGTTACAACTCAGGTTTAAAACTATGGGAAGAGTGTGCAAAACCTAATATCCCAATATCCTTCCTATGGGACACAATGCCACATATTATTAGAAGAGAAGCTAACGGAACATTTACTTGTAAAGAAGCTGAATGGAACCTGAGAGAAACAGGCGACGACGATAGCAACCCTGTACCTAGTTTTATAGGTCAGAAGATTAATGACATATTCTTCTTCAGAAACCGCTTAGGGATTATTGCAGGCGAAGCAGTTAATTTGTCGAAAACCTCAGACTTCTTTAACTTCTGGGTAGACAGTGCTACAGGAATTGTCGACACTGACCCTATCGATTTACAAGTATCACATAATCGAGTGAGTACTTTGTACAATGCAGTTCCCTTCAACCAAGACTTGTATCTCTTTAGTGCTCAAACGCAATTCGTCTTGAGAGCTGAAGGTGTACTAAGTCCTAAAACAGCTGTAATAGACCAAGTAACTGAGTTCGACGCTGACACATGGATAAAGCCTATAGGTGTAGGTCGTAATCTATACTTCACAGCTCAAAAGACAGACTTTACAGCGGTGCAGGAATACTTCGCAGTGGCTGATAGTACGACACAAAAGAACGCTACAGACATTACAGGACACGTTCCGAACTTCTTAAAGAATAAAATTTATTCTCTAAAGGCTTGTAGTAATGAAAACATCTTGATGGCTTTAAGTGATAACCAAAGAGACACAATGTACATCTATAAGTTCTTATTCCTTAACGATGCTAAAGCACAGGCTAGTTGGAGCCAATGGACATTCGATGGAGATATTGTCGGAGCTGACTTTATTAATTCTATGATGTACATAGTAATCAATAGAGGTAACAATACCTACCTTGAGAAAATGCCCATTAGCTACAATACAAAAGACTATGTTGGCGAACCTTATCGTATAATGCTCGACAGGAAGTTTAAAACGACACTAAAAGGCACCTTTGATAAAGAGGTTAAGGAAATGCGGTATGATATTAAATCTATCTATGGGGACGCTTATTCTACACCTAGAGAGTACACAATAGTACTTAATAATGGCTTAATGTACACAGGCAAGGACACAGTAGTAATACCACATCAGGTAGAACCAATGGCAGACATTGAGTGCTATGTAGGTGTACCTTATGAACTTAAGTTTACCTATAGTACATTCTTTATCAAACAGGCGACTCAAACAGGTACCGACACGATACCAAATGATAGACTACAGCTTCGCTTCTTGAATATCAATTATGATAAGACAGGCGAATTTGAAGTCGAGGTACGAGGTACAGGTAAGTCTACTAAGCACTATAAAATGACAGCACGTACTGTCGGTACACAAAGTAATCAAGTTGGTATTCACCCACTGGAAACTGGAGAGTTCAGAGTACCACTAATGGGACGCAATACGGACACTTCAGTAACAGTAATTAATAGAAGCCCCCTACCAAGTGCGTTTAATACAACTGTATGGCAAGGGCTTGTAACTTATAGATTTAGACAAATATAGAAAGGAGACATATGGGCACTGGAGTAAATCAACTCATGAGTGCAGGTGGCTTAGCTTCCACAGGATCTTTAGGGACTAACTCTAAGATTGGTATGGGAATAGACCTATGGAGTATGTATAGTAACTACATGGGACAAAGGAGACAAGCAGAAGCTCAAGCCGACCAAATTATAGCACAGGCTAAACAAGCTATTAAGACTATGAATTATTCTCTTAGTAACTTTGAGAATGAACGTAGAAATGCCTTTGAAGCAAGTGTAGCTCAGTTAGGAGCTATAAGACTTCAGGCAAGAGGTCTTGAAGCAAGCGTAGAGAACGCTACTGGAGAATACCAAAGTGGTAAGACAGCTAAGCTATTAGTACGCTCTACGAAAGCTGATGGACTCCGCACGGCAACTCAGGTGAAAGACAACTATATTCGTAAGAGTGATGAGATAGACCAAAACAAAGAACGAGTATTGCTCAGCACTAGGGAATATTTGTCGCACCTTGAGACACCACGAATTCCAACACTCTTAGGTGGACTATTAAGCCAAGCAGGGCAACTTGTACAGTCCTACAATGCATACAAGAATATGGCTAACGACAGAAACGCTAAGATAGGCTTAGGACAAGGTGTAGGGGGTACCAGTGGAGCTAAAGTAGCTAGTACAGTAAGCCGTTGGACACCTGACTATACCTTTAGGACTGCAAGTCAAAACCCATGGCGGACAAGTGCTAACGATGGTTTTAGCTTAGCTGACACTAGACGAGGAGTCTTAGGCTACACTGTAAACGATCCTAAAGCAATCAATTATGGTAACCCTAACATTCGTTTTGACACTAATAGTGCTACCTATCAGTATAATGCTAATGGCTTTGCAACAGCACTATCTGTCAATATGGACTATCCTAAACTACAAAGTACAGCTTTTAGAAGCCCACTTAGATTTGGTAACCCACGAATTGGGTACGACCAAAACAGCAATCAATATACATTCAATGGGGGACAATTATAGATGGCAAATGAAAGAACACAGGTTAGTGGTTCCATAGGGACTGCTCAACAGTTTATGCCTAATGCACCTCAGACGTACCAACAGAATTTGTCTAATGTAGCTTCCGTTGGGGCACCAATGGCACGCTTTACGAATGCTTCGGATATGCTTGCTACTGGTTTGTCTCAACTGGGAGTCGCATGGAGACAATACACTCATGACGAAGAAGAGAGAAAAGAAAAGATAGCTAAAGCAGTCGCACCTCAGTTGTACTCAAGTCTAACTGAAGAACAAAAAGAAGGACTGACTACACGACAACTATTGGCTACCAGTGGTAAGTTCAATCTTCAGGACAATGAGTATGCAGTAGCAACCATTGACCGCATGAGAGGTACTGAGATGGGTAAACGCATAGAAAGCGATTGGCAGATCTATGACGATCAACACAGGCAACAACCTGATTTACCACGACAATTCAATACCTTCGATGAGTTCTACGAAGCACGACTTAAGGACTACATGGCTGAAGAAAACATTGAGAACCAGTATGCTTTTCAAAGTGGACTAGAGGAACAGCACATAGCAACCAAGATGGCTGTATATGACACCTTTACGAAACGTAAGGAGAACCAGTTGAAGCTGGAGCGTATCAATGGTATTACTGCGATGGTAGGAGACTTCGCTAGGAATAACCCTAACATTTCTGTAGAAGAAGGCACACCATATCTTCAAGCAATCTTGACGAATATCAGAGAGACTGCTACAAGTGATAGCAACCTTGAGTACAAGCTATTAGGTAACGTAGCGGACGCTATTAGTAAGACTGGTAATGCTGACTTAGTATCCGCCTTTGGAGATATGGAGTACGACGACAGAAATCGAGTGAAGGATATGATTGATTTGTCGGAATACAAGAATGGAGCTAATGCAGAAGCAATTAAAATACGTAATGACAGATTTGTCGCATTAAGTAAAGATATTGAAAAGATTAAAACCTTAGAAGGACTTGACGAATACTATGAGCAAAAGAAAGAGGAAAACCCTGAAGATTATCGGCTAATTGCACCTCTTTATAGCCATGCTCAGGCTAACATTAAGACTGAAATTGCACGACAACAAAAATTAGCACTGCTGAAACAGAAAGCTGAAGTAGCTAGAAGTAATGCTAGTGCAGTACTACAGCCTATGTTTGACGCTATGCTTCAAGGTAAGGCTTCATGGAATGGTATGGAATTCCCTAGAACTGAAGGCGACCTTAAGAACATGGGTATTGACGTAGATATGTTCATAGGTGGAGCTAGAGAACTCTTAAGGCAACGCATGGTAAATCAACAGTACGATGGCTTGCAGTATGTCTTAGCTAACCCTCTTATTGGTGGAGCTATGAGAGCGTCCATGAAAGAGCAATTAGAGATTGGTTTAGCTTCAATGGATCAGAGTGGTAACCTTCCTGAAGTTGTCGGCTTAGCAGTCGCTATGTATCGAGCACGACCAAATATGATACATCAATTAATGGAACCTAAGTGGGCTGGACGTATCCAAGCACTAGGGAGTCTACAGGACTCTATGGGTGAACAACAGGGCACTCAGATATTTGCTATGGGTATGCAAGCACTACGAGATCCATCGACAGCCGACAAGGTTAAGACAGAAATTAATAAGGTACCTATGGGACGTTCTGAAGCACTTAACTTGAGAAGTGGTACATGGGGAGCCTTCACCATTCCTGAGAGTACACCTGATGGCTTATTGGGAGCTATTAGAGACCAAGCAGAGATACTAAATGCTACTGGTAGATTTACACCAAATGAAGCTATGGATAAAGCTAAGAGCAATCTAATACACTCTTATGTCAACTATGACGGAGTACTTTTACCACGTTCTATTATTGACAGTGCAGGTGTATCTAGTGAAGCCTACGCAAGTGAAGGTGTACGTCATGTCTTAGATACTCTTAAGAGTGAAGCTGGTAGTGGCTCATGGGTTAGCTATGATCCTGACCAAGACGTAATCTATGTACGACAAGCTGGCTCAATGGTAGGTAAAGCATATAGCCCTCAAGACATTGGTTATAGAGCGTTTACATACCTAAGCGACACAACAGCTGAGGAGCGTGCTAGTGAAGGCACAAGTAACACTGTAGTTTATGGTAACGAAGTTATCAACACAGATTTGTCGAATAGCTCACTTAATCAGGGTAAGAGTAAGTTAAGGACATTCTTTGGTTTAGACTAGAAAGGTAATCAATGGAAATTAACCCTAGAATACTTGAAGTAGCTGATATATACCAACGTAAGTATGGTACTTCAGACTACTTCAAGAAGCTACAAATAGCCCAGATGGTACACGAGAGTGCTAACGGTGAGTCCGCACTAGCTATTGAGGATAATAACTTTGGTGGACTCACTGGGTACCATAAGGGAGCAGGAGCACAGCCTGACGGAGACGGAGTGTATGGACACTTCGACACACTTGAGGAATATGCAACGTATCTTCATGATGGCTTCTTCGCTAACTATTCACAAATTCATAATGCAACTTCAGTAGAAGAGTACGCTAGTATTCTACGAGAGAATGGTTATTATACAGACTCTTTAGAGAACTATGCGAGCTCACTGGCTTCCATAGCAGGTGAGACTTATGTACCTAGCCAGAAAGCAGGACGCTACTATGCAGGCTTCTCAGGACTAGAGAAAGGACAAGGGGCACGAGTATACGACTTCTCAGATGATATATTCGAGCCGCTAGCCGACACAAATATAGGTGGCTTCGGTAAGCAATTTAAAGACAGCTTCCTAAACGAGTGGTACAACAATGGTACTATCTCAGTACTTCGTAGCACTTATAATATGGGACAAGCTCAAGGCAATCGACAAGTGGACATTAATTGGACACCTAATCAAGCTGACCTTGATGCTATTGACCGCTACTTCCCTAATGATCTTGAGACGAAACATTTCTTATTGTCGAGAGCTAAGTCTCAAGCACAACTAGGGGCACTCATACAGCAGAAGCGTGAGGACTATGCTAGAGAGGAACGAGTAGAGAAAGCTGGGTATGGCTTCAAGAGTATCGGTGGTTTACTAGGTACTCTTGTCGATCCTCTTAACTTTGTACCAGTGGTAGGGCAAGAAGCCTATCTTGCTAAGATGATGATGAGACTAGGAAGTAAAACTCTAGCTAACATCGGAACAACCAAGCTATTCCAAATGGCAGAACTAGGAGCTACCAATGGTTTAATCAACATGGCAGACCAATACATGGCTCAAGAAGCTGGTGGTTATCAACCTGACTATACCACAGCATTTCTATTCGGTGCTGGCATGGGTGCTGGTGCACGCTACTTGCACTCTATTGGAGACAGACATAAATCAGTCGTAGGTGATACACCTGAGATGGATAAACTTAGTCGACAAATAGAAGCTGAAGGCGAACAGGCACTAATGCAAGCATCAGACTTAGGACGACTTCCTGAAGTTAAACCTAAGACACCTAGAGAAGCCTTCATTGAGACCAGTGGTAAATCTGAAGCAGAACTAGCCGAGCACTTACTACGACACAAGAGAGGTAAACTATGGGCTAACGCTAAAGAAGTATATGGAATGTCTAACAGTGAACTTAAAGCACATCTAAAGAATATCGTAGAGAACCCTGACGAATTCGCAGGTACACCGATAGTACGACATGAAGATGGCTCAGTATCAGTCAATGATGTAACTTTGTCGCCTGACTCAGTCATCACACAAGCAGTCAACGCTAAGGAAAACCACTTCTATGACTCTATAGGAGACGATGAGGAAATTCCTTTCACTACTGACGGTTCACCAGTACCTGACATTATCCCTACAGAACTCCCTAAGAGTAAATTACAGGCTATTATAGATGGCGATGAAGAAATACCTTTAGAACCTTCTACAAGTCATAATGAGCGTGCACACGCACTAATTAAGACTGAAATTAAGCCTGACGACGATTACTTATATATGGGTAAAGGTGGTGTAAGTAGCCCTGAGAAAGTCCTTCAGGAAACTCAAGGTAGAGCTGACGTAGTAGGTAAGGTTAAGCAAGAAGCAGAAATAAACAAGGTCATGGGTAATACCTATGGACATCTTGCGAATAGCCCAAGCGACACTATGCGACACTTCGCTAAGTCATTCCTACTTGATCCACGAGACCGAGGTCAGAACACTGGACTACCTGTAGAACTTGCTAAACAAGTCGTACAGAAAGACTACAAGATTAAAATGGCAGTCTTTGAGGGCGACTTTAAGAAATGGTATTTTGAACGACCTAGACGACAATGGTTTAGTCCTAAGCACGCTCAAGAGGAATTCGCTGAGACTGTAAGTAAGGCATACCATGAGCGGTACAGAGATGGTAAAGACATAAGTCATTATGGACAAACTATTGTCGATACTGTAGAGCACGTTAAGAACTTCCGTGATTTTGACTTAGAGAACCTTAAGAGAGCTGAGCTAGTCAGTGAGGACTTCGATGGTAGCCCTGAGTTATATCGTCGTATCTCTAAAGACAAAGTAAATCTGTTAGCAGAAAAGTTCGTCTCTAGGGAAGCTATGAAGAACTTCTTTGTATCCTACATTGAGAAAGCTGTAGACAAAGAAAGACTGGACGAGGGTATTGACTTAAGAACAGAAGCAGAAGCCTACGCAGAGCATATCATGAGAGCTGGTGAGCATAACTTCGCTGATGGTGAACTAAAGGATAACAAAGGTGATAAACGCTTAGCATACTTCAAGCGTCGTTTACCAATGAACACTGGCTTAGTATTACCACTGAAACTGAAAGGCGGTACTACAGACAAAGCCTTAAATGATGTATTTAGTTTTGACACTGACATACGAGACACTAATATCTTTAACCATATGAATTATGTCTCTAACCGCTCAAGTGGAGCTATAGCATTGAAGCAAGTTATTAATGTCGACGATATTGGAGCACTGGCTCACCGCTACGACACTAAAGTTAAAAATGAGCTTGAGGAAGCAGTAAAGCTAGGGTATATCACTGAGAAGGACGCTAAGCTAGACTATGAGGACTTTCATAGAGCGTTCCATCACTTAACTGGAGCACGCATATTCGAGGACGTACTTCCTAAACCTGAGACAGCTATGGATAGAACTAGAGACCTATTATTGGACGCTTCCTACACTCTTAACGGCATGAACTTTGGTTTATCCGCTATAGCAGAGCACGCAGGAGCTACAGCTAAAGTAGGAGCACGAGCACTGACTCACTTCATTCCTAGACTACATGACTTCATTCATGATCTAAAGCACTCTAAATATGTAACCGCTAAACAGCTTGCAGACTTCCGTAAAATGGAAATTGGTACATATATGTCGGAAACAAACTGGTGGAACCCACTGGTAACCGACAGAACATACCTTGAAAATAACATCGGTGGACTACACATGGAAGCACTGGGACAAGCTCAAGATGGTATTAGCGTAGGTGCAAGAATTACCTCTACGTTATCCCAAGTACAACAAATCACTAACCAT